ATCAGTCCCAGCAAACTCACCGTCTGCACCAGTTCCGCTCGTCCGCAGATACCAGTTTTTCACCTTCCGCATGGTGACGGTTGGCGTTGGCGTTGTGAACCAAGTGGGTGCCGTCCAGTCCCCATTGGTGGTAATAGAAAGGTAGCCCCTCTTCCGACAGATGGAAAAATCATAGAACTTCTCTGCCACCTTCCTCGCGTTGTTTAACGCTAGAAGGAGGAGATCAGTCGAAGTGGCGCCGGAACCCACGACGAAGTCCGCAACGGGCTTCTTCAAGTATCCAGCAACAACAGCTTTGAGTTGTCCAACAGTCATAAAGGGGCTACCTCAGAGTTCGGGGTTACTTCCCGTCAGCGAAGCCCTTGCAACCCAGAGCGCCAAAGGCGCCATGCTTGGTCTTCGAGCGGTCGTTGTTTGGAGTGCCAGTGGTCCGACTGGCGGATTCCCGCGCGCCGACATCCAGCATCTTCGTGTCTTTCACATCTTTGGCGGCGGGTGGAGTGCCGTCATAACTCGTCATTGGTGCTTTCATTTCTTTGTTTTCTTTCTTTGGTGGGTCAAGTTAGACTCCCCATACGAGGAGCCGGAATGTTCCTGTAACGTCGATTGGTTTGGGCCGATCGGCGTCAGTGGTGACTGCGTTGGAGTAGAAGAAGAGCTTCGAACCATCGTAGGAGGGAACCACCGGGCGGAAAGTAGCGTCGTCGCTAATCTGCGCGGAGGAGCATCCGAGGATCTTCGTGAAGCCCAACGTGGAGGCGTCGACTGTGTTAGTCGCGCCTCCTTGGGAGGAGAGAACAAGGGTGAGTTGCTTTGTCTTCACCTTGATAGGGGTGGAGACAGCTTCCCAACCGAGTTCCACAGTGACTGCAGATGATGCAAGTGCGCCCATGGTGATTAGACGGTAAGACCCGTCACGCCCTCCAGATACATGTGGTTCTCAGGAGCCTTGCAGACAAGACCGCCTTCACCGAGGAATTCGTCCTTGCGGCCGTCATCATCGTTGTTCTGGCGATTCTTCAGGAGCTCGAGTTCGGCATCCTGTGCGTCTGTCCAACCGAGGCAACCCACGTCCAGGATGAAGCCACTGGAGCGCAGGGCCGAACGCTGGAAGAGAGGGTGGGTTTTGAGGTAGAGTGTTCCCCATGGGCTTTCCCACATGGTGATCGTCATGCCGTAGGACTCTTCCTTGGTCTTGAGGGTGGTGGTTTTGATCGACTTCAGCGCGAAGTATTTCTGGAATGCGCTGAAGAGCATCGGACCACCGAGGACCAGCTTCTCAAAACCTGCATCGGAGGTGTTGAAGAAGGAGCGTTCCACGAGCATTTCAAGCTGATCTGCGGTGAGGGCGCCGTTGACCTTGATGGAGCGCTTGAGGTCTTCAGTCTGCCAGGCACTTCCAGACACATCAGAACCGCCCGTGCGGTAGTTGAAAGCGCCACCGTTGGAGACGCTGCCCTTCTCAAACTGGTCAATGTAATAGAGAATCCCACCCATCGTGCGGTTTGGAGTCAGGGAACCATTTTGGTTCGTCACCGTGGCAGTGGCTTTCGTCGAGAAGAACGTGGCCATTTCCATGGCTTCGGTGACTCGAAGAGCAGCCTGTTTCACAGCACTTGCATAGATGCCAGTCTTGTCGAAGCGCTGGCCCATTTTCAGAGCGTTGCGAGTGAACGGACCGACAGTCTCACGGAAGATCTGTGTCTGGTTAGTGATTTCATCCGGGAGGGTGTAACCACCAATGCGGGAGCGATCGCCTTCTGCGGAGGCCTTGCCGATGACCATAACGTTGATCGCATTTGCGTCAGTGTCGTTGGAGACGGAGGTGACGGCAGCCAGCGCGCGGAAGACCAGCGTGTTTGCGGTTGTGTCAATAGCAGTGATGGTGCCTTTGACTTCCAGATAAGCGCTTGCGGCACCATTCGGAACTCGGCGGAACCAGATCACGTCGTCCACACGGAACTTGCTGGCATCCGTGACGAAGACACCGTAGGAGGTGCCTGCGACCACGTTGAAACCAGCAGCCGCTTGGGAAGTGGTGAGGGTGGAATCAGTGAATGGACCAGCACCGCCGCCACCGAGAGAACCAGACGTCACCGTCGTGCTTTCTGCGTGTTGGTGGGCTTGTTCCCACCACCCGAAGGTGGTTTTATCCGTCTCATCGTTGTCGAGCAACGAGAGAAGATAAGTGAGGATGGCCTTCCCCTGGGGATATTTCCAGAAGATAGACCGAATTGACCGTTCAGAAGCTGTTGCTTCCAGGTCGGAGGATGACATGAGACCGAGCATATTTTTGTTTGTGTTTGTTTAAGTGAGATGGTCGAGAAACGATTTAGCCGCTGGAGAGGCTGAATTGTTCACGGGTTGACCAGACCCGCGCCTGCTTCCGAAACTTGATGCCTGGCGAGTTGTGCTGGCGCTTTTCAGCGAGAACGTTGGATCAACCTGGCGGATGCGCTGTTGTGCGATCTTCGCAACTTCCTTTTGCAAGGCACTCTTGGAGCCTCCAGGTGGGGAATATCCACTCGCAATCAGCGCGTTGATGGAATCCTTGATGACCTGTTTCTTCCCGGCCAGAGCGGGGAACTTCGTTTCAACATGCTTGGTGAGCTTGGAGAGCTTCTGCTCCCTCACGTAAGCATTGTATTGTTCTTGCTGCTGCTGGATGGGGCTCAGGGCTCCGTTCATCAGCACTTGACTGGAAGTCACCGCGTGGCGAGCTGCTCCATCAAGCATTTCCTGCAGGAGTTTCATCTTCAACGCAGGTGGGGTCTCTGGATCAAAGACCTTTGCGATGTGATCCTCCGTCACCTTGAACCGCTGCAACTTGGCATCGAGTTCCTCAGGGGTCATCTGTGCGTGCTGCGTTGGTTGTTGAGCCAAGGCTGCACGGGTGGCCAGATCTACGATCTGCTGTTGGGAAAGCTGGTTTCCCGACGGGTTAGGAGAATCATCAAGATCATCCTCGTCATCAAGGGAATCGTCATCACCACTTGGGTTTTGTTCGAGTTCCATTTCATCGTCGAGCTCGTCGACTTCGTCATTCTCAGCTGGGAGAGGCATATTATTCGTTTGTTGGATTTAGTTGGGCTTTCAAGTCTTCCTCCATTGAGGAGAAATAGACAGAAATTTGTTTCAATTCACTCGCAGAGCCGAGGAGGCGTTCGCGATTGATGAAAGATTCGAGTCCACTGGGGACAATTTCGAGGAGGGTGGCAGTTGCACTCTGGAGGGAATCTTGGATTTTAGCCAGAAATTCCTGGAACAGAGGCTGGGCCTGGAAGAGCTGGAGGCTGTCCAGTTGGGCTTGGAGCGACTGGCGCTCCTGTTGGGAGAGAAGGGACATTTTGTGGTGGTGGTGGGAGTTGGAAACGGTCGAGGTTCTTCAGGCCACGGAGGGCTTGGATTTCCTTGATCATCGCGACGAGGTCGAGGCCGGTGGAGGCGAGAACTTCGGGGTTGGAAGCGAGGATGCCGACGAGTTCTTGGAGGCTCTGAGCGATGTAGTTCTTCTCGCTGGAGAGTGTCCCGTCATACATGAAGTAGTCTTCATTGCCGACGAGAAGGCGGGAGTCCTGGGGGTGGAAGAGTTCCCAGGTGGGAAGGGCGTCCTCGACTCCGAGGATCTTTTCATAAGTCTCAAGGGAGAGGTCCTGGCGGCAGTTGAGGAGCATCTTGCGGCCCTGAGGGGCAAGACCATCGACCCAGATGGTGGCGGCGATGAGCTTCATTCGACTTGCAGCGCCCGCATTGGCGGCTCGATTTTCTGTCGCTGAGCGGCGGCCGCTTGCAGTCTGGCCCATGGCGTTTTCATTCACGCCAGTGGTGACCTGGGAGAGCCGTTGAATGGTTTCCGCGTCTTGAAGGTGAGTGGCGGTGACGTCAACGGTGCGGAGCTGCTGAATGAACTTGTCCACGCCGAGACGCGGCGTGTTCTTCTTCATCATGATGTATTTCTGACCACTCGTCAGGGAAGCAACATCAACGAAAGAGGGGTCAATGACGAGGCGGCCCTCGATGTTTTGACGGACAGAAGCGATGCGGGCGTTGAAAAGCCAAGTGACGACCTCCTGCATGGGGGCAATCATCGAAGAGAGGGAATCAGACAGCTCAGTGTGCTGATCCGGGGACATTGTGAGGAGGTCATAGGTGAACTCTCGGTGCGGGGCATTGAGCGGCTCGGCGGAAATGATCCTTCCGTCATTCGCAACCCCGAAAACCCACAATTCCTGCTGCTTGGAATCGGAAAGCTTGTATTTGGAGGGGATGATCTTGGCCTGAACAGTGGTAACGACCACCATGAAGTCATCTTTCTCGAAGCCTTTCCGTTGGACTTGAGGCTCAACGTTCGAGAGGCGGGTGGTTTGTGCCCTTTTCTTCCAATCTCCAGCGGCGAAGATTTGAATATGCTCCGTGCCGAACACCTTTCCTTCTTCTTCCATGGACTTGAGATCCTGGATGTGGAAAGCGGTCTCATCAGCGGCAAAGCGACCTTCCTTCCAGCGGGCGAGTGGCCACCGAATATCGTAGAAGAAGTTAAATGGGGAGATGACTTCGATAAAGTTGCCCTCGTAGGAGATGACTTCCTCACTGAGATCGTCTTCTGTGACTTCCTCCCCGAGTTGAATCCCCGTCATCAAGGAAGAAAGCATCGAAACTGGGTCTTCTTCCTTCTCCACCTCGAAGCTTTCATGCTTCCAAGAGGTTTTCATGACGCCAAGGTTGAACCTGGCCATGTCTAGGAGAGCGGAGACGAGCTTGGACTGGTAGCCAGTCTGTCTTAACTCACGATCAATGATCGCTTGGCAAGCGTCACGGATCTTACCGTAGTCTTCTGAGCCAGTGGGAGTCAGCTCGAAGATGCTGTCTTTCTGGGTATAAGCGAGGAAGAGGAAAGTGACCAGGGTATTGACCTGAGCATAGGACATTGGGACCGTGAGCTTCTCAGGCTCCCGCTTCTGCCTCGCCCGAAGGTCATCAGTGTCGATTGGACGCTGGGATTTGTAAGAAGCGAGGGCAGCGTCCCAATCTGGATAGAACTTGCCCATCCCATTCCGGGCGGAATTGACATTCTGAACGAGGAAACGACGAAGCTTCTCCAAATCTTCATCTGGAATCTCAGCCTTGAGGCGCTTTTCAATTTCGGGGGTCATTGCAGTTGCTGGGATGGACGTGGATTCATCTGTGACATCAGCTGTTGAGCCTGCAACATCTGTCCATTTGGCGTCTGTCCGTAAAGTTTCTGCATGTGTTGGAGCAGAGCAGGATCAACAGGCTGGAATTGATAACCCTGCTCGTGGCTTGTCCATCCATTAGGATTTGGCTGCATCATTTCGTGCTGATATTTCAGTGCAGCAAGCTCTGGTGTGTTAGCCCCCATGGAGAACTGGGGCTGCGCCCTGTTATCTCGATTGATCACACCCAGGCCAGCGCTGTTCGCAAACATTTGCTGCAAGTGCTGCTGCAATCCTGGAGTGGAAGCAAGCTGGGCGAGGATTTGTGCGTTCTGATCCATAATATTAAGCTGCGATTGGTTTCAAGGAACCTTCAGAGAATGGGCTCAAGTCAAGGCGTTCCCTGTTGAATCTCAAATCCCGCTGGTCGTAGGTGGCCGTTGTGGGATCTTTCCATTCAAGACCCACCACGCAGGCCCGGTAGAAACATTCCATCATGTGGTCGTCTTTGTCAACTGGTTTTTCCTTTTCTTTATCCCACACGTAGGAGTAGAATTCCTTCAAAGTCCGAGTGCAACAGGAATTGAAGTGAAGGAAATTCGGTTGGTTGAGGGCTTGCTTGGCCTTCTTGATCCCGGTGGCAAGCTCCTTCGGGGCGGGTTCAACATCCAGGCCAAACTCCGTGAACACATCCGCGAAACACCTTCCATCGGTGGGGTTGGGAATGAAAGCCGCAGGCTCAATGAGGATCTCATGTGGAACCCGACCCTTCAGAAGTTCAATGATAACCTCACAAAGACCGGAAATCAACCCACCGCAAGTTGACCAGATCTCCTGATAGCAGAAGGCCTCGCCGGTGGGACTGGTGGCCCAAAAGTGAGCAGCGTGTGGAGTGCGTGGATGGGTGTCAATGAACACCCGAATGGTGTAATTGTCAGGTGGTTCATCGAAATCCTTCCACCCTTTGGGAAGCTCGGAATAGACGTGTGTGTCTTGGTCAAACTCACCATAGACAAGGCCCTGAGAGGACTTTGGAAGCCCATAAATTCGACTTGCCCTCGTGGCCTCGTCCAAACTTCTCGCATAGATGTCCAGGCCTTCCTTGGGAATATTCGTGTTATCATAGCTGGACCCAGTCATGATCCAGAAATTAGTATCATCCGTCCTCGTCCAGCCTTCATCAAAACTGGATTTCATCAGCTTCACAGGAAGAAACTCCTCATTGATCCACTGTTCAGAAATCGGAGTGCAGGTGAACCAGGCACTTCCATTGGTGTCCGAAAGTCCACGAGCATTCGCCTCCCACATCTTCTTCGGAATCGGCTCATCCACGTGGATCCAATCCCACTGGCTGGACTCTTGCCCCATCGGATTCGCCATGTAAGAGCGAATGGTGTCAAGTTCAATCGTCGAGACCGTGCCAAAGATATTCTTCACCAAAATGACAGAAACTTCCCCAGCCTGATTCTTTTGGGTATCAATAATCCGATCCTTCGGAATCAACTTCATAAGTTTACCTGTCTCCGGACTCGTGAAGATTTCCCGGGCCTTATCCCAGTCAGCAACAAGAATCACTCCCTTCGTTGCGCGACTCGGTATGCCGAGTTTACGGACCGGGCTGGATTCAGGAAGCCAGAGACGGGCACCGAGGGCAAAGGCGACGTCCTCAGCAGCTCCGCAGGTGCTCTTGCCGAAGCGGTTTCCAGTGCGGAGGTAGCGGCGCTTGTGGGAAGCAGCAGCGTGGAATTTGGCTTGTTTGTCATGTGGGCGGTAGGCGTAAATGCCGAAGTCAGTGCGGAGAGTTTTGAGGCGGCGGAGCTTTGCGAGGCGCTCTTGGACTTCTGGGTCGATGGGTGGTTGGATGTCCATAGGGAAATGGGGTTAGTGGCGGCGGATGATGGTGATTGCAATGCCAGTGAAGTTACTGTCAGCGAGGGTGATGCTTTGAGAGGTGAGCGAAGGACCAAAGGTGTAGTCAGTGGTGGTGTTGACTGGAGAACCGGAGGTGTAGTCTTGAACTGTGAATGAGACGAGGCACGGGATCTTCGGTCCGACGAGATCGAGTGTGAATGTGCGTGGTCCGTTGATTGCAATGCCCTCAGCTACGAGGTCGATGGCGTCGTGAGTGATGCCATGTTCTCGTGGGGTTGAGTAGAGATAAGCAAAGGCGCCATCGAGTGGGTAGTCAAGAACAAGGCGGGCGGTTTGGCCGCTCATAAAGTCTGTGACTGGAACTGGGGGGAAGTAACTCATGCCATGCCGTGTTCGAAGGAGACGTTGCCTGTGCCGGAATTGTTAAGCCTGGCTTTCAGGCTGAAGTATTCATACCTGTCAACAAGCACACCAGCCTGCCAAGTGCAAAGGAGGATATAGCCATAAGTGTTGTCGCTGGTTGGGATGGAGGTTCCACTCATGACGATGCAGGCAGTGGCTGAGCCTCCATCGACGTAGCCGTCAACAGTTGTGGGGCTAAGTGTGGCTCGGAGGTAGATGTAGTTTAGTGCGCTGGAGCTGACAGAGATGCTACTGACACTCGGCGTGAAGATTGAGCCGCAGGTGAAAGAGCCTCCGGTGAGCTTGACATGAGTGGAATCGATGGCTGTGGGATACCAGCAGCCTTTGAAATCAATAGCAGGGGTTTCTGTCTGAGCAGCTGAATTGCTGGTGGCTTCGAGGCTCGGAGAACCTTGAAACTCGGTTTCATAGAGTTTCGGAAGATCCGCATTGTGGAAGCTACTCCAGTTCTGCGGTTTTTCACTTGGATTCTCGTAGATGGTGAACTGCTTCATGTTCCAGGTTTGTAAGCTTCCACCGTCCGGCGAATCCACCCGCCCTGGGCCTGTTCTTGGCGGTCGGAAATGATGTGGGTGGCGGGCCAATCAGTCAGAGAAGTGGCGTCAAGGGAAAAAGAAACAGAGACATCCCCCCAGGATGGATGGTTGACGGTGTACTTGGTGGCGAGCGTCCAGGGTCCGTAGGCGCTGTGGAGCGTCTCGGGAAGACTGAAGGAATTCTGGTAATATTGAACCCCGAATGGCTGGCCTTGGAGGATTGTGGCTGGGACAGAGATGGTGTGTCGTTGGGAGGACCAGGTCTCAGTGGTCTTGATCTTCGTCGGGCCTCGGTAGGTCTTAAGGGTGTAGGACCAGAAATAATCTGCGATGTAGCCATCCACGTGGAGCTTGGCAGTCGTGCTGAGGGAGGTTAAAACAGGAACCCAGGGGTAGGATTCGATAACGTCGTATTTTGTCCTCGCAGTTCCGGCACTCGGAGGTCCAAAGAGGAAAGCACTGGAGCCGGCGGGAGCTTCATCAGGGCCGATGTAAACGTAGTTGTTGAACCCATCTTCAACGCGCTCCTTCGCATCGAAGGTCCAGTTGGCATAGGTTGTCAAGAAAGCGGGAAAATTCGACGGCTTCAGAAGATTATCCAAAACTTCCACGCGGAAGATCCGCTGTTCAAGATCAGCAGTGCCTAGGGTCTGGAAGCGTTTGGACATATCGGGAGTTTGGATTTACCGACCTCAGATGGTGAAGCGGATACGGGAACGGACGAGCTTGACGTTGCGAGTGTTGGTGCAGACCATTCCGCCAGTGCGGGAGCCGTGGGAGTTGGAGTTGCCTTCGACTGTGTGGAAGTTTCCATCGGTGTCAACTCCACTGGTGGCGATGCCGATGTGAGAGAAGGTGAAGATGACAAGGTCGCCGCGTTGGATGGAACGCCCTGCGGGCTTGGCGGTCTGGGTGGTGTTGTCTTGGGCGAGGGACCAACGTTCGAAGTCCCAGGCACCTGCGGTTTGTGGACGGTGGAAGGTGGGGGTCTCGCGGATTTTCTCGATGTTCATCGAAGCGCGAACAACCCAGCAGACAAAAGCTGCGCACCAAGGGCCCCAGTCTTTCTCGTCGAGCCAAGTTGCACGCTGGTATTCGTCAACGCGAGGGCCTCGGTTTGTGGTGCCAGTTTCCTTCACACCGACTTCGGCGAGGGCGGTGAGGACAAGGCGTTCGGTGAATGCGCTCATTTGCCGGAGGTGGTTTCGATGGCGGCTGGTGTTAAGATGATGGTTTCGGCTGAGCGGACGTCTTGAGCATCGGCAGGCGTGATGGCTCCACGGCGCTCGGCAACTGTGAGGGCGAGATTGACGATGGAGGAAAGGCGGGCGTTCTGCTCGGGAGTGGAACAGGAAAGGAGGAGGAGAGGGAGGGAGAGGAGGATGGTTTTCATTATGGTTTGTTGTCTGACACGTTGTTAGCTATGACTTGAGAAGGGGAGCTGTTTGGGTGTGCGGCGAGTTCCTGGGCGGCGACAACAGCAGCGTCGGAAGCCACTTGTTTAGAGATTTGCTGAATGAGGCGGGCTTCACCAACTTGAATGAGCTGCTCTGCAATGGGGGCTGCGCGGTTGTAGGAGGATTTGACGAGGGGCCAGGAGAGAATATAAGCGATGAAGCCATGGAGGAAGCCGGCACCTACCTTGAGGAGTGGGTCTGCAAGGGCTTCAGTGATCCACGGATGCATCATGGACATTAAGCGGGGACCGACGACACCCATCATAAGGGCGAATGCACAGCGTCCAATGACGATGCGGCGGACTTCTTGCTGGGTGTTGAGGCAGAAGGCACCGCCGGCGGCAATGGTGGCTCCAAGCATTGGGAGAAGAGTCCATTCTAGGAGCTCTAGGCGGGAAGCTGGAGCGTAGGCCAGCATGAAGGCGGTGATGGCAGACTGGATGACCAAGGTGATGGTGGTTATTGCCTCCGCTAGGTAAGTGTGTGGCATAGAGGTTGAAGGTGCCATCTCGGAAACGCGACAGAAGCGGAACTGTGCGATGGTGGAGAAGAAGTCTTGTGGAAGCATGGGTTAAGGGAGAGTTGGATTTGGCAAGCGTTTCTCTTGGATCATCTGTTCAAAAGTCCTGCCAAGTCCAGTCGGGTTATCCGTGTCCGCCAGTTTGAACAATGCCGGAAATGCCTCATACACCACGATCCTCAGCCCCCGGTTGGCTTCCACATAGGCGGACAATCCCTCCAGTGTCCCCGCTGGCAACCGCCCGTCGTTCACGTAAGGCTGCAAGAGTGCCGCCACTGTGGCCAACGACGCTTGCGGGTGAATCCGAATGGACAGCTCCGTGTCCACCTCCAGCCACAGTGATTTATCCAGCGCCTCCCTGACGCCATACAGCGACGTTGTTCCATCGCGGGTGTCCCGCACCGCAGCCGGACGGTGAAGTTCATACAGCGCCATGCTCATGGCGGTGGCGTCAGCAGCAGGGGTGAAAAGCTTCATGCGTAGAAAGCCTCCTGTTCTGCACGGATGGCAGCCGCTGCGGTTGCACCGATGTCGGTTTGCCAGATCACATGCTCCATATGGCGGTCGCCTGCTTCACTTTGTGGGGAGCCGCTACCCGGGCCACTCAGTACCACGCGATTGAATCCCAGCGTGGTGGAAAATGCAGACGTTGCGCTCGTGCCACCAATATTCAGCTCCATCTGCGAGCCGGTCGCACGGAAGTAGGCAGATCGTGTGTTACCAAGAGCGGTATCGATGGAAAATGGGTAAGCAAAGTTATAAACAGTCGCCAGACGTGCATTGAAATCCTGCCGAACAAAGACGCCAATGTTATCACCGCCATAGTAATCCAGCGCCGAGTCCTTCGTCAGCGACAAATACCGTGGAATCACAACCTGCGCGCTGCTCATAAAGAACGAACTCACCGCCGAAAGCGTCGTGCTCGTATTGGCCGTGAAGGCCGCGCTCACATAGGGTCCTTCGCCGCCATTCACCGCATAGCCATTGGGCCGCCCGTTTGAACCCACAACCTCAAGCACCACCGAATTCACAATACGGAGTTGGTTGCTCAATGAAGAGCAAGTCACATGCCTTCCAAGACCGGATTGGTCATAAATCGTAACTATATAGGCCGAACCCAGGCCGGAGAAAGTCAGCAGCGCGTTAACGTCCAGCAACCCATCCGCATCGAAGCCAATGTCCGCCTCAGTCCCGTCCGAATCTCGTCGCACCCGGATCAGCGCCCCCATGTAGCTCGACAGCACCCGCCGCGCTACCGAATACGCCCCACCCAGCCCCGTTGCATAAGCATCCAGCGGTCCCACAAACGGCACGCCATACTTCGTGAAGCTGGAAAGTGAGGTGGAAAGGGCGAGTCTCATTTTATCTTTCTTTAAGAAGCTCGCTCACAAACCACAACTCCAGAAGTCAGCGTCAATGTTGTGAACCGCATCGGGCGATAAAGTCCCGCAGGAAGGGTTTGGCCGGTCAAATTTGTCAAAGTGTAATCGGACTTAAACGTAATACTTGCAATCACCGCATCCGACAAAACCTGGATGCCATAATAATCCCCACTGGCAACCGCATTCGTATCGCTGACGCAAATCCCACCAACTGTTGAATGTTCTCGTTCCATGTTATTAAGAAAGAAGCTCGGTCAGGTTACTTGCCCGACCGAGCTAGGTTGAGAGTTAAGCGGCGACGGCTTTGATGACCGCGAAGTTGATGACAGCGAGGGCGTCGAGGGTGGTTGCGCCAGTGTTGCGAATGTTGATTTTGCAGGAACCAGCGGCGGTGGCTTGGACCGAGGCGATTGGGATGCCGTCTGCGGTGCCACCGTAGCTCTTGGTGCTGACGACCACAACGTCACCAGCGGCGATGAAGGAGTTGGTGAGCTGGAAGGTGGTGTCCACGCCGGCGGCGAGAGTGAGGGCGAAGGTGGTGATCTGTCCGCAGAGTTTGTTCAGTTCGACGGTGGTGGTAACGGAGGTTTCTTGGGTCACGGCGCCCCCAGAGCCGGTGGTGTAACCGAGGCCGTTGGTCTCCGGGAGGAGGTTCGAGCGGGAGGTGTTGTCGGTCAAACCGGCAAGCTGTGGGGTGACGATCTTTTGTGAGACTTGATAATCGAGGGACATATTGTTATTTGGGTGAGAGGGCTAGCGCCCAGGTTTTGGTGTTTGCTGAAGCGCTGGCGCGCGGACTGAGGAAGGGCTGGCGCCCTGGGTTGACTAACCGTTTGTGAGAAGTTCTTCTTCCAGACGCTTGAGTTCCTCTTCCGGTTTCTCGGAAAGGGCGCCATTCGTGTGATGGACGAAGTTGGTGGCCTTGCCACGGTAACGGTCGAGGAGATCCTGGGAGGCCTTCAGCTTGGTGGTTTCATTGACGCCATTTGTTGCCAGGTCCCGGATGGTCATGATGGCCTCAGTGGCAGCACCTTTGAGCATCTTGGAGATGTCGTCGTTGAACTCGTTGTGGATGATGGTGGTGACGAGCTGCTGGAACCACGGCTGGCGATTGAGGAGGCCGATCTGTTGGACGGAGTAGCCAGTTTCGAAAGCCACGGTGGAGATCTTGGCTCCAGAAGCTAGCATGTAAGCTGCGGTGCGGTGCCAGGCCTTCTCGTGTTGGATTTCAACGGAAGGTTCGCGTGGATTCGTGTAGGTGGAGCGAGGGGAGGTGGACTTCGGTGGGAGGATGTCTTGATCCAGGCCTTGGTTAAGGCTCTCCTTTTGGGAGAAGTTCTCCTGAAGCGCTGGCGCGCTGTCCAATGTGCGGATGTTGAGGAGCATTTGGGTTTCCAGGTTAAGGTGAAACGAGTGTCGGTAAGTGGGGACTCCCGATCATTTCTTCGAGGAGTCGCGGACGAAGAAGATGGTGGGCGGGGCGGGCAGGAGGGTGGCCTTCGCGCGCGTGGGAGTGGTTTTCATCGAGAATCATAGCACGGAAGCCGGGCGGGAGCAAGTTCTTGCTTAAAGTTCCAGAGGCGCTAGGGCGAAAATGCCTCGCGGGTTTTCGGGTTTACTGATTTTCTGGGGAAATTGAGTGGTTTATTTTCCGCGCGTGCGTGGGGGATATAATATGAACCTCCCAACCCCCTAGGGCAAAGGTATCCTTGGTGTGTATAGTGAAGGCGGGGCGCGAA